AGAAATAGCTCTTTATGCTGGTAATCCAGTTAAGATTGCTAACAGGATTTACTCCAATAGGATGGGTAATCGGGATGAGGAGAGCGGAGATGGCTGGCTTTATCACGGGCGCGGTTGCATACAGTTGACTGGTCACGATAACTATTGGCACTTTGGACAAGCGGTAAACAAAGACTTTACAAAAGAACCGCAACAAGTTGCACTTCCAATGTATGCGGCGTTGTCTGCTGGGTGGTTTTGGAAGACTCATGGATGTAACGAATTGGCTGAAGCTAAGAACTGGGAAGGTCTTACAAAACGGATTAACGGCGGTACTTTTGGACTAAATGAACGCATTGAATTAACTCAGCACGCCCTTGCTGTTTTGGGTGGATAATGAGAAAATCAAAACGTAAACCTAAAAATGAACCAATGTGTAACGCCAAACCAGAAACTCCAGCACTTACCCACTCTTTAACGGTTGGGCATTACTTTACGACTGCCGTTTATACAGCAGAAAAGCCTGATTTTTTGGAAGCCGCCAGAGCAGTTACAGACGAACATATTAACAATGTTAAAGCTAATCAACAGCTTGATGAGATTTATCCAGTTAGGATGACAAATAACATTTATACCGATCCCAGATTAGCTGATTTTGTTAAGTTTGTTGGCGAACAATCTTGGTACATTTTATTCAATCAAGGTTATCGTATGCAGGATTTAAGTACGGTAATAGAGTCTATGTGGTGTCAAGAGCACTACAAGCATTCCCTTATGGAGCAACACGCACATACAAACCCAGTACAAATTGTTGGGTTTTATTTTATTGAATGTCCTGAAAAATGTTCAAGTGTTGTATTTCATGATCCAAGGGCGGGTAAAGTACAGGCCAGTTTGCCAGAAAACAATCCAGGATATATAACACCAGCGAGTAACAATGCTGGATTTAATCCCAAAGCTGGGCAGTTTTTCTTTACAAATTCTTGGTTAGCACATTCTTTTTCCAGGCACGCATCTGATTTACCAATTCGGTTTATACACTTCAACATGGAAGTTAAACCAACAATATATCAAAACCCAAAAGTTGAGATAGTGTGAAGTATAGGATAAGATTCAACAAGTCCAGAGGACAGCCTGGAAGAGGCACGTTAGATCATGCTTGGCGGGTTTTTGAGGGCGATAAAGAGTATTTGGTTAAGAACGTTAAGATTAATGTTTTTTGCTATAGCGAGCGAGAGGGTGAGGATTGGAATATGTGTTGTGATGGTACGTTAAAGTTAGACAGAGAAACATCGACAGCGATTATTGAATAATGTCATTTTTAAAACTTACTTTTAAACCTGGGATTAACAGGGAAAAGACTCAATATGCATCAGAGGGCGGGTGGTATTCGAGCCAGCTTGTGCGTTTTCGCCAGGGTTTTCCTGAAAAGATTGGCGGTTGGACGCAGTATTCAGCTAATACATTTCTAGGTGTTTGCCGTTCTCTTTGGAATTGGTTTACTTTATCTAACATTAGTTATATTGGAGTAGGAACAAACCTAAAGTTTTACATTACCAGCGGTAATTTTTATTACGATATTACACCAATTCGTACAGTTAATTCACTTACCAATCCATTTACAACCACTAGCGGGAGCAAGTCTGTCAAGGTTACAGATGCTAATAGTGGATTTATGGTTAATGATTTTGTTACGTTTTCTGGTGCAACGGCTGTAGGCGGTCTTACGCTTAATGGCACATATCAGGTTACAACAGTAACGTCTGGTACAACTTATACGATCACAGCGGCAACAGCGGCAACAAGCAGTGCTGGCCCTGGAGGCGGCACAGTATCAGCATCTTACCAGCTTAATACAGGACCAGCTTACGAAGTTGCATTTAATGGATGGGGCGCTGGAGCTTGGGGTGGAGGAACATGGGGTAATGGTAATACAGTTCTTCAGGCTTTACAGATTTGGAATCAATACAACTATGGCCAAGACTTAATTTACGGTCCAAGAGGCAGTGGACTTTATTATTGGACGGCGGCAAATGGAACGGGTACGCCAGGGGTTAACCTTAACACGCTAGGTGGTACGGTTACTATCTCTATAGGTTCTCCAGCGATTATTGTTTCTACAAGAGGTAGTGGACTTTATTATTGGACGGCGGCAAATGGAACGGGTACGCCAGGGGTTAACCTTAACACGCTAGGTGGTACGGTTACTATCTCTATAGGTTCTCCAGCGATTATTGTTTCTAACTTAACTTTGCCAAATGGAAGCTCTATTACGTTTGCAACAACGGGCGCTTTACCAACTGGGTTATTTACGGGTACTCAATATTATGTAGTTAACGCGTCTGGTACGCAGTTTAATGTGGCTTTGGCTCAGTATGGAACACCAATCAATACGTCAGGAACGCAGTCAGGAACGCAGTCTATTGCGATACTTGGGGATGTGCCAATATTCCAGAATAACATTATTGTGTCCGATGCGTCTCGGTTTGTTTTGGTCTTTGGGTGCAACAATGTTAATTCAGCGACTATAAACCCAATGTTGATACGTTGGTCAGACCAGGCTAATCCTTATGTTTGGTATCCATCTATTACCAACCAAGCGGGCGGTCAAACGCTTTCGCACGGCTCACAGATTGTAACGGTCATTCAGACTCGCCAAGAGATTTTGGCTATTACGGATGCGGCGGTTTATTCTGTCCAGTATGTTGGTCCTCCATTTGTTTGGGGAACTCAGCTTCTTATGGGTGAGAATATCTCTATTATGGGACCGAATGCGGCAACGCTTGCGGCGGGTATTGTGTACTGGATGGGGCGCGATAAGTTCTATATGTACACGGGTCAGGTTATGACTTTACCATCTGATCTTCGTAGATTTGTATTTCAAAACTTAAACCAAAACCAAGCTCAACAGGTTTATGCCAGTACGTCTGAAGCTTTTAACGAAGTTTGGTGGTTCTATGTGTCAGGAACAGGCACGCAGATCAATGCATATGTTGTTTATAACTATGTTGAGCAACTGTGGTACTACGGGTCATTGGCAAGAACGGCGTGGTTGGATACGGGATTACAGTCATCTCCTGTTGCGGCAACGTACAACGGTTATCTTGTTAACCAAGAAAGCGGTGTTGATGATAATGAAACGGGTACACCAGCGGCTATGGATTGCTACATTACATCTTCTGAGATTGATATTGCTCAAGAAAAGGGTGAGCGGTTTGCTTTTGTAGATAAGTTACTACCAGACGTAACATTTACTGGGTCTACAGCGGGCACAACACCGCAAGCTACGATGACTATTTATCCTTTGAATGCTATGGGTTCAGGTGTAGGCACGCCAAACTCGCCGCAAGTTAACTATATAGCGTCTGTAAACCTTACTGAAGAATTTACAAATTATGTGTATGTACGCATTAGAGGCCGCCAATTGATAATCAAGATGGAATCCAACAAGATTGGAACAAATTGGCAATTAGGATCACCTTTGATGAGCATTAGAGCGGACGGTAGAAGATGATACCTGTTAACCCAATCCCTCCTAACCTGCCCTTTGCTCCTGATCCATATTCAAAACAATGGATGGACCAGTTTGAGAAAGTATTGCAGTTGTATTTTTCTCAACTTAATGCTATGAATGCAACAACAATTGGACAAATATCAACAAATCAGACATTGATTTGGCTGGGGGTTTAATGGCTAATTATCAAAACGTAACACCTAATCAACTTGGTCAGCAAGCCGTAACAACCAGTTATACGACACTTTACACTGTACCAAGTAACGTTAGAACTTATGTAAAACAAATTGATATTTGTAACACTACAAATGGTGCTTTAGGTATTTACATATCTTTAGTTCCATCTAATGGTACAGCGGGCGCTTCTAATGCTTTGTACTATAACCAATCTGTATCTGCAAATACAACACTTTCATATCAAGGCATACAAATACTTTTACCTGGTGCAACTGTGCAAATTAAGGGAAGTTCTACTGGTTTAACGGTAACTGCTAGTGGCGGTGAGGCGGTGTAAATGCTAAAATTTCATCTAAATTAAGGGGATAAGCATGGGCTGTTTTTTTAGCGGTTTAACAAGCGGGAGTTCGGCGATAGGCCAGCTTGGAAAAAGCGTGGGCATTTGTGGCCGTCAAGCTATTTCCAACCCTGTTGTAGATGCTATAGGAGGAGCCGCATTAGCTTATTTTGCACCAGAATTATTAGGAGCTGGTGGTTTAGGTGGATTAACTGGCATGGGTGTAGCGGCCAATGCTGGTCTTGTTACGGGTGGAATTGTAGGATTATCCACGGGTAACTTAAGTAAGGGATTAAGTGCTGGATTGGCAGGATGGGGTGGAGCTGGTATAGAACAATCACTGGAACAGTATTCAATTCCAAGCGCAAAAAATGCAGTTAATCCTTCAGTAGGTTATACCAGTACAGGTCAGCCTTGGGCAAGTAATACTGCCATGTCTTCCGAAGTTACTCCAGGTTCTGCGGTGATGAATCCTTCGGCATCTGGAGCCACTCCTTATGCATCTACGGCCACACCTGCCCCTGTTGCTAATGCTTCTGCCGTTACAAATGCAACTAATAACCCAAGTATGTGGCAAAAAGCCAAATGTTTTATTGCAACATCTTATGCTGAACATCCTGGTTATACAGTAGCCGCAGGTTTAGGTGCTGTTGCATTGGGAGCTCAAGCGCTGAAGAAAGCGGCTCAGCCTAACACAATTGCGGCGGCTACAAGCCCTCCGTCTAATGTAATTCGCCAGTATTCATATAATCCTTATACTGAAAAATTTACGCCTACAACGGTTACAAATGCATCCAACTTTGGTAGTTCTAGTTTTAATCCTGGTCAAGGTAACGCCAATGGCGGTATTGTTGCTCTTGCTAATGGTGGTGCTGTTGCTTTTGCCAATGGTGGTAGCTATAACAAACCAGTAGAGTGTGGATTTTCTGATTTAACAAGTAATTTACAAAGTGAATTAATTGATGCTCAACGTAATCAATGTAGAGCAGAGGAGTCTGGATGCTGGGGCAATCAACAAATGTGGATAACTAGGCAACAAGGCATACAACAACAACTTGATAATCTCTCAAATCCTAAAGGTGTTTTAGAGGATAGATCAAGTTATAACGGTTGTTATAACGCTTGTAGGAATGTTGCTCCACCTCCAGATACAACACCTCCACCTCCAGATACAACACCTACGCCTCCAGTGCAACAAGTTGCACCCCCGCCAGAGCAACAAGTTGCACCTCCAGCACCTGGAATAACTGCATTACAAGATGTAAATAATCCACCTGTACAAGCGCCTCCTGCGTTTGTGCCACCTACGCCTGTTGCTCCTCCAGAACCGCCTCCAGCGCCGCCTCCAGAATTGCCTCCAGAATTGCCTCCAGCGCCGCCTCCAGAACAGCTTGTACAGTCTCCATTTACAGGCGGTATAACAACGTTACCTGCAACGACAATTCCTAATCCAACGACACCTACAGAAATGCAGGTTCCAATTGGTCCTACAGCGCCTGCACCTGTGGTAACGCCTGCACCTGTGCTTCCTCCATCACAAATGCCACAAGCTCCAGATCAAGGGGTTGGCGGCATTACAGGTCCTGGGGTTGTGGGTGGTGGTACAGTTATTAATCCAAATGGTTCTGTTACTCAGTCTCCTAAAATTCCTGGCATACCCGTAGGTGGTTTTACAGGTATTTCTTCTTTGTTAAATGCTTATCAAATGGGCGGCGGTAGTTTGGGTAATCCTATTAACGTTCCGACCACAATGGATCAGTTTAATACAGAATACAACACGGTTTCTGGAGATAGTAAGGCGGCTTATGATTTCCTTATGGGCAAGACAACTCAGCCTAGAGTTACAACAGCTTCTATACTTCAAAAGCCATACGCGGTTTCTGTAGGTGCTTCTAAGCTTGGCCCAGAAGGAGCATCAAACTCTTATCAAAGCCCAACACCTAACCAAATTACAGTTCCTTCTGATGCTAAACAAGTGCAGGGTTCTGTATATGTTTCAAACGGAACAAACTATTTATCAGATGGAACCATAGTTACGCCGTACCAAAATGGTCAATATACGGACCAGTACGGATATATTTATGATGCATATGGTAGACCTATTGGCTCTGTGCCAGGTCATGCCAACGGCGGTTTGCTTGGATATGCACAAGGCGGTATGCCTGTAGGTCATTTAGGAGGATATTCTGATGGAGGTCGTTTACTGCGTGGTCCAGGCGATGGTGTCTCTGATTCAATTCCTGCAACTATTGGTGCTCATAATCCTGAGCCTGCCCGTCTTGCTGATGGTGAGTTCGTGGTTCCTGCTCGAATCGTGTCTGAGCTTGGCAATGGATCGACTGAAGCAGGAGCTCGCAAACTTTATCAAATGATGGATCGTATTCAAAAGAATAGAGCACATTCAGTAGGCGATAACAAAGTTGCTGTTAACTCTCATTCTGAAAAATTTTTACCTGCATAAGGAATAAACATGGTTTGCCCTACCCAAGTCAATTACACAACAACGTCAGTACCTGACTATATTGCACCGTGTTTAACTTCCCTTATGGGCAAGGTTAGATCGCTAACTTGTACATCTGCAAACCCATATATGCAGTACCAAGGGTGTACTGTAGCTCAGTTCAGTCCATTGCAACAAGAGGCGTTTCAGAATGCGGCAACGATGCAGACTTCTGGGCAATTGAAGTGTGCTACGGCAATGGCAGGTCAGGCTGGTCTTGCTGGACTAAATGCAGGGTATACATACAATCCTTATTCAGCATCTCAAATTAACGCTCCATCTGTTACTGGTGCTCAATTACAGGGTGCTCCGCTTGCTAATGCGGCGCAAATGCAAGGACCTGGTAACGTATCTACAGGTAACTTTACAAATCCTGGTACTGCAATGCAGTATATGAATCCGTACTTACAGGCATCTCTTGCACCTCAAATTGCAATGATGCAACAGCAACAGGCTCAGCAACAGCAACAAAACCAAGCATCGGCAGTAGGTCAGGGTGCGTTTGGTGGTACACGCTGTGCTGTGTTAACGGGTGCTCAAAACCAAGCAAATCAGATAGCTCAACAAAATCTAGTTGGTAATGCTTATAACCAGGCTTATAAGTGTGCCGAAGCTCAATTCTCCACTTGCCAAGCTAGAAACCTACAGGCTCAGCAAGCCAACCAGGGAATGAATTACAACACTGCATTACAAAATGCACAGATGCTACAGCAGTCTGGTTTAGCAAATCAGTCGTTGATGGGTCAATATGGACTTCAGCAAGGCCAGTTTAACCAAGCGGCCAATTTGGCTGATTTACAAGCTAACTTAACTGCTCAACAATCTAACCAATCTGCAAATCAAGCGGCGGCTAATCTCAATGCTCAGCAGGGTCAGTTTGGTGCTAACTTAGGTATGCAGGGTATCAATGCGGCAAACACTGCGGCAAATACGCTTAATACTTTAGGCAATTCTCAATACAACCAAAACTTAGGTATCACTGGTGTTCAGTCTCAGATGGGCGCGGCTCAGCAACAGCAAGCTCAAAACGTATTGAATCAGCAGTATCAGTGTTATCTTAATTACAAGAACTATCCTTATCAGCAACTTAGTTTCCAGTCCAATATTTTGCATGGATTACCCATGACGAATACAACATCGCAAACCTATACAGCGCCGCCTTCTACGTTATCGCAAGTGGCTGGTGCGGGTATTACGGCCGCTGGATTGGGTGCGTTTAAGTCTGCAAAGGGCGGTGCTATTAAAGAAAAGAAACGAAAATCAAACGGCCTTGTTGATTTAGCTATAGCTAAGATGGGATAAATATGTTTAATCCAAGCACTACACCTTTCCAGCCTGGTCAAATAGATCAGACTATGGCTATGTTATCTAGCCTAAAAGACCAGGGCAAGCTACAACAATATGTGATGCAACACCAATGCAATCCTAACCTTGTTGCACTTGCGTCCCAAGTTAACTCTATGAGTCAACAAGCGCCCCAGCCTACTCCTCAAGGCACGGTCAAAGATCAGGCTATTCAGCAAATGGGCAATCCTGCGCAACCTGGACAACCCACACAACCTGTTGATCCAGAAGAGCAATTAAGACAAGCTATTGATGAAAGTATTGCAAATAAAGATTTTGAAACAGCAAAAAAGTTAATCAATCGTTTGAAAGATATTGACAAGATGGAGCCTGCGGAGCCTATGGTTCCTGGTGGCGGCGCTTTATCTGGGGATAATCCTAATATGCCAACGGGTGCGTCACCTACGCCGCTTCCAGAGGATCAAGGAATTGGTACGTTACCAGCTCAAAATTTACAAGGAATAGGCCATGCTAAAGGTGGAATTATTGGTTATGCTGGTGGTGGTAGCACTTATAAACCATTAACAGACGAAGACATTTCTGCTGTACTTAATCCAACAGATAAAGAAGGAAAGAGCACGCTTATAAATCCTCAGCAATTGCAAACGCAACAAGAGGCAATGGCTAAAGAAAAGAATCAACAAGTAGAGTCTGATTACAATCCGTTTGTACAAAGGATGGCTCAAAAACAAGCCAAACTCAATGCTAATTCTGAAAACAATTTAAGCACAGCATTGTTAACTGCTGGTCTTGGAATGATGGGCGGCACTTCACCTCATGCAATGGTTAACATTAGTCAAGGTGGATTAAAAGGGCTTGAGACTTATACGGCCGCACAGAAAGCTGACCAACAAGCACAAGATGCTTTAGATAATGCTAATTTGTCGCTTATGCAAGCTAAACGCGCCGAAAAAGCTGGTAACTATCGTGATGCCGCTTTACTTATGGATACGGCTCAAAAACAAAATGATGCTAGGGTTTCTCACGGTCTTGCTTCGTTACAACTTAAAGATACATCTCAATACCATAAAGAAGAATCTATTGCCAAGAGAATACAACTTGGTAATGAAGCGGCTAAAATTCAAGCTGATAAAGAATGGCATCAATTGTATTATGGTAGTAAAGGCGGCCCAGAAAGCGCTGAACAAAAAGAAGTTGACAATTTATTTATAAGACAAACTGCAAAAGCGGCGGCAGATAGAGACGCATTAATTAAACAAGGCCTTCCATCTAGTGTTTCAAAGATTAATGCTTTAAGTGCTGAAATAAATCAAATTGCTGACAATCTTTACGGTTCTAGGCCGCATTTACAACACCCTGGTTATCAAACAACATACGATCCAAAAGCGGCTCAAACACAGTCTAATTTCTTTAGTCCAGATGTTCCTGGTACATTACAAGCTATGCCAACACAAAAACCACCACCAGTAGTTCCAAGACAAGTTATACCTGGAGCAACTGGATTACCAACAGCCCAAGAAGCTGGTGCGCCAGGATGGTCTATTAAACCAATTCAGTAGGAGCTAAGATGCCTCGTTATGAAATAACTTCGCCTGATGGTCGTAGGTTTGAGGTAACAGCGCCAGAAGGTGCAACGCAAAACCAAGTCTTGGCTTATGCGCAAGCTAACTTTGGAGCTCCTGCTAGTAAAGGCACTCCTGGTCAAATGGCTGTTGAGGACAATGCCTTATATGAAGATGCTACAAATCCATTGCAAGGCATTCAACAAGTTGCACCTACACAGGCGGGGCAACAAATAAAAGCGCCTGTAATTCCAAACCCAGTGCAACAAGTTGCACCCCAAGAACCTAAAGAAGAACAGCCTTGGTATTCTGGTATTGCCAAGTTTGGTCAAGATCAACAAAAGAAACGTGAACAACTTACCAAAGCCGCAGTTCCATTTGCACAAGATGTTGGAGCCGCTATTGCCGCAACTCCTTTGGCATTTGAGGCAGGAGCTCAAGCATTGTCTAAAGGTTCAGATCCTAAAGCCTTAACGGGAAATGATTGGAAGCACGACTTTATTGCCGAACAACGTGCTTTGGTTAAAAAGAATGCTGAGAATCCAGAACTTAAAGATGAATATCTATTAGGTGTTGACAGAGCTAAGATTAGAAATTTACCACAAAATGTGGCATTTTCTGTATTATCTATGGGATCGAGCTTAGCAGGTGCGGCAGTTGGATTAGTTATTCCAGTTCCACTTGCAACTGAAGCAGGTGCGGCGGCGGCAGGTGCGGCGGCGGCTTATCGTATGGATACCAATGGATTCTTACGCGATATAAGAGAAAAATCAGATGATCTTTCTATAAAGGCAACAGGCAAACCATTGACTGATGAGCAATGGCTTAAAGTAGCAAAAGATTACGAATCATTAGTTAGAGAACACGGCGCATGGGAGGCACTCCCAGAAGCCATAGGAAATGTAATTGGTATTAAATTAACTGGGGCTATATTCAAAGAAGCAGGCCAAGGACTTATGGGCGTGCTCAAGTCTTTTGGTGCTGGCGCGTTAGAGCTCGTAAATGAGCTTGGCACAGAAACCATCACACAGATTGGTCAGCACAATACTGAGCTTGCCGCTGGAGTTAATGACGATCCTAACGCTAAACCAAGATCATTTACCAATCCTGATGATATTTGGAAGTCTGCTAAAGAAGTAGCGCCAGATGTTCTTTTATTGACTGGTGCAATGAGCGGTGGAGCTCACGTTGCTGGTTCTATTTATAACTCAACAGATTATGCTAAGACTAGAGAACTTGCAAAAGAATTAAACGCAAAAGATTTCTTAGATACAAAAACGCCTGAAGGTTTATTGGCATTACAAAATGCGGCACAAAAACAATTTCAAAGCCCGCGCACAAAAGGCGATGAAATTTCTCCTTTCCAAACTGTAGCAACGCCTGGTATTAATCCTAATCAACCGCCAGAGCCTCCAGAAGAAGAGCAAGCACCTGGAGCCCCTCCTGCAACGCCTACGCCCCGCGCTGGAGCTCTTCCTGTTGATAAAGATACGCAAGCTATGCTGGATGAGTTACAAGGAAAGCCAGCAAAAGAAAATGTTGATGCAGAAGAACTACAAAACAAAATAGAAGAAAACGGCATACCCATTAAAGATAAAACTGATGCCGATAAGTTATTTTCTAATGGGCATCCTATTTATGCTTTTCATGAGTTAGACGAGCAACCAACATTGGTTACAAGTCAAGATATGTTGGACAGTTATACGCCTGATCAATTGGTTGCATTGCCAATAGAACAAGCCAAACCAACAAAAGAAAATACTCCTATTGCTGATATTAATGAAAAGAATCTTAAAGGCCGTTTTGATGGAATTTTTAGCGGTAAAGATTTTGCTTCTGGAAATGAAGATGAGGCTTGGTACTCTCCAAAAACGAATAAACTAACTACTGAAGGGGTTGATGGAACACCAGTTCAACACTATGCAGGAGATAAAACTGCTACTGGACTGACAAATGTAACTCCAATTAATACACCAGAAGAGGCAAAAGCGGCGCTTGATGCTGGCAAATCTTTTGCTACTGTACAAGAAGGAACTGATCCTTTTAAACCTGTAGAGACAAAACCTGTAAAAACAAAGCCTTCAGGTAAAAAACCAGTTCAGAATAAAGACAATCCAATACAAACCTTTGATGCGGGAAATAATACAGAAGTTAGAGTATTTCCTAATGATAAAGGATATATAGCAAACTTTTACGATAAAGATTCTGGTAAGTACATAGGCGGCAAAATATTTCCAACTAATAATTTTGGCGATCAAGCATTGCCAAAAGCATTGGAATTTGCGCAAACCGAGGCTGACAAATCTAAGAAGATGACTGGTGAAACTCCAGAAACACAACAAGTTGCACCCCAAACCCCGCAAGTGCAACAAGTTGCACCTACTGAAGTTCAAGCTAACCCAACTTCTACAGTTCAACCGTCTGCTGATGTGCCCCTAGACGAAAAAGCCAAGGCTAAACAAGACTTGGAAGATGCGTTAGGAGATTTGTCTTTACTCATGGGTAAAGGCGGTCGATTAAACATTGTTCCTGAAGACGAACAAAAATTAATGCCTATTCTTACAAAGCTGATGGATGCGGCTTTCAGAATGGGTTATATCAAGTTTAAAGAAGCGGCCAAGTTTGTAATGGATATGATCCGTTCCAAGATTGGTAAAGATGTTGCAGACCAAGTGTCATTGGATCACTTGCAGGGCGCTTATATTGGCATGGCTGGTAAATATCAGGACAAAGGTGCAGATAACAAGAAAGATGTTATCTCTGTTGAGTCTTTGAATGAAATCCATAACGAAGCTCCAGCAACTGCAAATATAGATATTAATACTCCTCAAGGGCAGTTTCATGTTGCTACACAGATTGGCGCATTCTTTCTTGAAGGCGGCAAGTTTGAGAATATCAATCAAGCTAGAGCAAAGATTGAGGAAATCACAGGACAAAAGATACCGCCAGGAACTAATGAGGCAAAGTCAGCAGATGAAGCTATCGAAGTCGGAGTTGTTCTTGCGGCCAGACAAATTGTAGGACAAGGCGGTAAACCAGAGCAGATATACGATCAATTGGTAAACCTATATGGTAGACAGCCTAATTTATCTGTAAGAAGTTCTGAAAGCGTATTGCATCAAGCTTACTCAACACCAGCGCCCCTAGCGTACATTGCATCTCAATTAGCGGGAATCAATTCAAATACAAAAGTTTACGAGCCTACTGCTGGTAACGGTATGCTTTTGATTGGGGCTAAACAAGAAAACATTTATGCAAACGAGTTGCAACCTGGGCGTGCGGCTATTCTTGAAATGGTGTTACCCAATGCAAGCGTTACTGATTTTAATGCGGCTAAATCAATTCCAGGTGGCGCTGTTGATGCAAGAACAATGGATGTTGTTATTGCCAATCCACCATTTGGGGTGATCAAAGATAAAGAAGGCAAACCAGTTACTCATGATGCTCATTGGTATAACACCAAAGAAATAGATCATGCTATAGCATTTAGAGCGCTACGCACAATAAAAGATAATGGTAGAGCTGTGCTTATTGTTGGCGGCGTTATGGGCAAGACCGATGATGCCCGCAGAGAGGATTACCGAGGTAAAGCCAAACGTGATTTTTATTCAGAGCTTTATAGAAGATACAACGTAGTAGATCACTTTACCGCCAGTGGAAATTTATATACAAAACAAGGTGCATCATATCCAGTAGACATTATCGTAATTGATGGCGTTAGAAATGGAGCGCCGTTGGTTAATGATAAAGGTGAAATGCAAACTGCAAGAGCCTTACCTGCCTTTGATTTGCCAAAGGTATACACAACATACGGTCAGTTAAAGGAGAAATTAGATGAAAACACCTTGGTATCCAGAGGGAATGAACGCCCCAGTGGAGTTGATAGCGGTGTACTCGCCGAAGGAAACGTTAACGAACAAGGAGTGGCTGGAGGCGTTAGCGGACAGGGTGTCGAACCTGGCACAACAGGAGGAGAAACCACTGGAGGCGGCGAACAGGGCGTGTCAGAAAATGGACCTACCACAGGTGGACAACCCGAATCAACTAGGGGAGGCGCTGGTAACGTACAACCTAAACCTGGTAACGCACCTAAACCTAGCGCAGGAGGAGAAGCAGTTCCCAGCAAAGGTGAAGTCAAACCTACTAGCGGCAAAGGTACTGAAGGAAACAAGCCTGGAGGAGTGGGTGGAGTTAGCCTTGTCTCTGGTGAACGTGTCGGGTCTGGATTAGTAGATAGAGCTGGACAAGAAACTGAAACAGCAACCCAAGTTAGTTACCCTCCGCATTCTGGAGCTAAATCTGTAGGCACATTGGTTCCCAACGCAATGGCTCAAGCTATAGATAAGGCACTTTCTAATCTTGAAAAAAAATATGGCAACATAGATAGATTTGTTGCTGAAAATCTTGATATTGATGTTGATACATTACAAGAAAATTTTTCAGCAGAACAAGTGGATGCTATTGCATTAGCAATTATGAATGCTGAAATGGGCAAAGGTTTTATCATTGGAGATCAGACTGGTATTGGTAAGGGCCGAGTTGTTGCGGCTATGATTAAGTACGCTTTATTGCAAGACAAAATACCAATTTTTGTAACTGAAAAACCTAATCTTTATTCTGACATGATAAGAGATTTAGATGATATTGGTATGACTGATAGCATTGGTTTAGATAAACTTCATTCAAAAATTTTAATTACAAATGGAGATCAAAATATTCCTTACACGTTATTGCGTGAAGTTAATAATGAAATAATTGAAAATAATCTAAATCTTAAAGCACCCAAAAAAGGCGCTGAATATGATGCAATATTAAAATCATTAAGAGAAAAAGATGATCTTGGTAATTACAAGGTTATTTTTACAACTTATAACCAGTTACAAACACAAAAAGGAAAAGAAACAGAACGTCAAAAATTTATTCGGCATTTTGGCGCTGGTAATTATTTAATATTTGACGAAAGCCACAATGCAGGTGGAGCAGGTGAAACTCAAGCTAGAACAAAAGAACAAAGAGAAAATGCTAAAGAAGGCAAGAGTTTGGTTCAAGGCAGAGCCGCTTTTGTTCGTGAATTAGTGCAAAATGCTTTTGGAACATTTTTTTCATCTGCAACATATGCAAAACGTCCAGATGTTATGGATTTGTATGCCAGCACTGATATGAGTCTTGCTGTAGATAAGTTGGCAGACCTAGCGCAAGCAATCAAAAATGGCGGCATTCCTATGCAGCAAACAGTTGCAAGAATGCTTACCGAAGTTGGCCAATACATTCGCAGAGAACGTACATTTGCAGGAGTTTCTTACGATACAAAAGAAGCTAAAGTAGATAAACAAACTGCTGAAAACATGGCTTCATCCATGAGGAAAGTTCTTGATTTTTCAAGAGCAAAAGAACTTGTTGTAAAAGATTTGCAAAAGTCTTTTGATAGACAAGGTGGGAAAGTTAGCACTGAAGGAGAAAAAACACAGGTGCAAAGCGCAAACTTTGGGTCTACCATGCACGTTTTAATTGATCAAATGCTTTTAGCACTTAAAGCAAAAAGCACTGTTGATCATGCAATTGAAAGATTAGAAGCAGGAGAAAAAGTAGTTATTACTGTAGCTAATACGATGGGTTCATTTTTGCAAACTTATGCAGATGAAATGAATTTAAATGTAGGTGATTTAGTTGATTTGTCATTTAAAAACCTTTATTTAAATTATCTTGAAAAACAAAGATTTGTTACCATAAAAACTGGTAATAAAAAAACCAAATATAGATTAACAGATGCAGATTTAGGGCCAGAATTAACAAGGCAATTTGAAGATATTAAAAAGTTTATTGAAGGAGCTGGATTTAGTGAAGCGCCAATTTCACCAATTGATTATATTCATAACGCTTTGCGAAAGGCTGAATATAAGACAGAAGAAATTACAGGTCGTACTATTATTTTAAATTATTCTGGTAATAAACCTACATTAGCAAAAAGAGTAGCAAATATAAAACAGCGCGTCAATGCTGTTAAAGCATTTAATAACGGAGAGGCTGACGTTATTATTCTTAACCAAGCTGGATCAACAGGCATATCGTTGCACGCTTCTAGCAAAGTTGATGATAAACGTAAACGCCATATGATACTTGCCCAGGCCGAAAAGAACATTGATACGCATATGCAAATGTTGGGGCGCGTACATAGAACAGGACAAGTCATAACGCCTGCATACTCCCAAATGATGGCTGACATTCCTGCTGAAATGCGTCCAGCGGCTGTGTTGCTTAAAAAGATGGCATCACTTAATGCAAACACAACGGGTTCTCGTAAATCTGCCGTTTCAACTGAAGGTGCTGTGGACTTTATGAATGATTACGGAGGACAAGTTTCGCAAGAGTATTTAAGGGATAACCCTGATATACACGAAGCAATTGGCGGTAAGAAGATTGTTGAGTTGCAAGATGATCCAACAGAAGGGACAGAAGCAGATATTCGTAGGCTCACAGGGTATGTACCAATATTACCAATCAAGCAACAAGAGGAAGTCTACAAAGACATTATCGAGCGATACAACGAATTGTTGCAAAGAGAAGAAAGTATGGGTACTAATAAGCTCGAATCGAAAGCGCACGACTTAGATGCCAGGACGCTTTCATCTAAGCCTATTACCGAAGATAAAAATGAACAAGGATCAAATTCCCCATTTGCTCAACCAGCAAACATGGAAAAGGTTGATGTTAAACGCACAATAAAGCCTTACTCTAAAGCAGAAGTGCAAGAACAGATTGATGAAAATTTGGAAGGTAAAAACCCAAAAGAAAAAGCCAAGGAAATGCTTGCCAGTTTAACTCCTAGAGCTAGTGAGTTTGGTAAACAAAGATTGGCAGAACTTGCAGAAAGCGGCGCTGACCCTACAAGGATTGCAGAAACAAGTCTTCAACACGAATCTCAAATTGGAAAAATCAAAAGTATTTTAGATACTTATCCTATTGGAACTCCAATTGTTCTCAAGAGTAAGAACGGCACGCTTATTTCTGGCGTTGTAACTAACGTAGAAAACAAGGGCAAGACAAAGAACCCATTGGCTGGTTCTGACTGGAAGATGCAAGTTGCGCTTGCTAACGGCGATGCAAAAAGCATTTCAATCAATTTCTCTCAAGTCAACAGCGTGTACGAGCTCAGAGAAGAGTCTGAAGTACCGTGGAACAATCCTGAGACAGATAAGTTTGAATACATTCCAATGATGGATTTGTTTGATAAAAGTGCAACTGTTAGGCGTGAGAAGCGATGGATGGTGACGGGCAACTTGTTGGCGGGCTTTGCGGCTGTCAACAATATGGGCCAGATTATGTCCTACACCAAGGACGATGGCACAACAGGCCAGGGTATATTAATGCCCCGCACGTTTGACTTTGAAAAAGAAGAAAAGAGAGCCCCAGTTAAGCTTAACACTTTGCAGAAGGTGCAAGTATTTTTTGATGAATTTCAAAATGGAATTGTCCAAACAGAAGATGGATCATTAAAAATATCTAAACGTGGTGAAAGATACCAATTTATTACGTCCAAGTCTAAGAGAGAAGGCGGCCAATACTATTTAGATTTAGGACTGACAAATTTTACTGGTACTTTCCATTCGTCTGGGCAACAAATGAATGCAGTCATTTATGACCATGAAAGAGGAAAAGAGGCAATTAAATATATTTTGCATGATATGCAAAAAGGATTGGTTGCGGGTAATTATAAAGATGAAGCTAGAGCACTTTTTGCACCCAAGGAAGAGTTCAAGCCGCCTTTGAGTAACTTTAGTCCTATCAATAACTTTACAAATGATAGAGAACAAAACATTAAAGACTTGCAGGCCGCTAAGATTAAAAAAGCCGCACTCTTTAAAAAGTTTGCTGAAGGAAAGGCTGGAATACCAGAACAACAATCAGCTAATTTAATTAATGCCTGGGTGCGTGTATTAGAAGAAACAATTGCGGCCACAAAGCCAGAGAAGAAGAGCGCTAAAGATTTCTTTGTAAAAGCAACCAAAGATTGGGGCGAAGGAAAGATCAGCGATTCTGTTTACTCAACAATCAAAACTTTGTATGAGAAGTATCCTTTTGTTCTTGAAGGGCTGTCTTTATCTGTCAAAAAAGGCAAGGAAGATAAATCAGCGGCAGGGGAATTTGATGCCCTACAACGAGTTATAAACCTATTCAAAGGTACAACTGGTGTTACAGATGCAACAACCATCCGTCACGAGCTTACACACTCATTAGAACAAATGATGGACAAGGACGCATCCAAGTCTTTGGTCAAAGAATGGGGTATCCAAGTTAAAGCCAAGATGAAGTCTGACCAGACCAAAGAAGGAAAAGCATTCTTCAAAGCCTTAACAGATTTCTATGCTAATCCATCTTTGGAACAATACAACGCATTAATTGCGGCATTGCCTGACCAGTCTTATTACCAATACGTTAACCCATCCGAATACTGGGCTGTTAACGCTGAGAAACTATTGAACCAAAAACTAGGTGGTGGCTGGGATAGATTTAAGTTAGCCATTAGAAAGTTGTATGAAGGGCTTAAATCACTTGTTGGTGCAACTAATCAATACGCTTTGCATAAAGTGTTTGACGACATCATGACTGCAAAAGGCACTCGTATGTCTGATGGTGCTTTGCGTGACTATGTTGATGCAAGCACAATGGCACTTCAAAATAAGAACTTCAGAAACTTTAAAGGAGCTCCAGCGCCCAAAGCAACGTGGGATGTATCTGAGCCATTTAAACAAGGAGATTGGGAGCACAGACTTGTAGATAAACATCTTGATACCAAACAAATAGTTAAAGATATTAATGAACAAGTTGGTCAAATACAAGATGATTGGGACCCATACCTTAAGTTAACTTTAATGCCTGGTCGTAAAGCTGACCAAGTGCTCAAGTTTTTAGAAGAAGAAGGTAATCCTTTTATTAAAAAGATGAATGATTTGGGCGTAACTGTTGACGAGTTTGAAAAATACTTACACAACCGTCATGCAGAAGAATACAACGATTTGATTGCATCTCGTAATGCCGCATTGCCTGATGGCGGTTCTGGTATTTACACCAAAGATGCGCATGATTATTTAAATAACTTGCCTGTTGATAAGAAGAAAAAGTATCAAGACTTAGCTAAAGATATAGACAACATTGTTAAAGAAACGCAAGACCTATTGGTGGCAAGCGGTACTGAAAAGGCTGAGACTATTCAGGGTTGGCGCAATAAGATGCCTTACTATGTTCCTCTCAACAGGGATCAGGAAGAACTAGACTTTGCTGGAAATTCTGTAACAGGATTTGGTAAGGGAATCAGCACTGGTGGTGCATTTACCAGGGCTGGTACAGGATCAACCAAGACTGTTGTTGATATTTTGAACAATGTCTTCCTCCAGCGTGAGCGTGCAATTAACAGGGCTGAAAATGCTCGTGTTGGTAAGGCGCTTATTGGTTTAGCACTTCAAGCACCCAATACAGATTTTTGGTTGCCTATTAATCCCAAAGCTATTCGCAATAAGAAAAAGTTGTATCAGAACCTGATAGACATGGGTTTAACGCAACAAGATGCGGATAACTTTATTAAAGAGCCTACTGTAGCCAGTATAGACAAGTTAACAGGCCAAGTTCAATACAGAGTTAATCCAGTGCTCAGAGGTTCTAAGAACGTCATTACAGTACGCGTAAACGGAGAAGATTGGTTTGTGTTCTTTAACCCTGGTAATGAGCGTGCTATGCGTATGGCAGAGGCGCTTAAGAACATGGATAGCAGTTCCGTGGCTGAAATATTGAGCGGTGTTGCAGAGGTAACTCGCACAATGGCGGCCATGAATACACAGTACAACCCGTTGTTTGGTCCTTGGAATTTGGCGCGTGACTACGCAGAAGCCAGTATTACGCTTGAGGCAACTCCAATTGCAGGCAAAAACGAAGAACTTAGAAAAGGCGTTACTCCTGCAATGCGTGCCATTTATAGAATTGGCAGAGGAAAAGTAGCCACAAATCCTGAAATGAAAGCATGGATGGATTTATTTGATAGATATAAAAAAGCTGGCGGCCTGACAGGATTCCGTCAACAATTTAGTGGATCAAATAAAAAAGTAGCTATTGTTGATCGAGAGCTTAAAAAATTAAATAAAAGCAATGTAGGAAAAGTAACCAGCAGTGTCATGGACTGGCTATCAGACTATAACGAATCTCTTGAGAATGCTGTACGTTTAACCGCATTTAAAATTGCTTTAGATCAAGGCATTAGCGAAGAAAGAGCCGCAGAGATTGGTAAAGAAATAACTATTAACTTTGATCGTAAGGGCCAGTGGTCTTCAAATGCGGCGGCGTTGTTTGCATTTTTTGGCAGTAGTATTCAAGGCACTGCAAAAATGGCCAGAATAATGCTTGCAAAGAAAAATGGTAAAACGGAACTTACTAATTTAGGGAAAAAGATTGTTGCTGGCGGTATATTCTTTGGCGTTATGCAAGCTATTGCTTTGAAGATGGCAGGTTTTGACGAAGATGAGCCGCCAGAGTATTTAAAGAATAAAGATATTATTATTCCAACTTTCAATGGTAAATATTTGAATTATCCAATGCCACTAGGTTATAGCGTATTCCCAAGTATTGGACGCATCATTACTGAATATATGTTATCAAACGATAAAGACCTTAAAAAATCTACTATTAGTATTTTGAGTGCTGTTACAGATGCGTTTAATCCGTTAGGTGGTGGTGGATTTATTCAAAACTTTACCCCAACAGTAATAGACCCATTGTTTGGTTTAATTGAAAATAAAGATGCGTTTGGAAGACCAATTGCTAAGCCTGTAAATGAAATGAAACCTACGCCTGGATACGAACGTAACCGCGAATCGGCCAGCGCATTCAGTAAAGGTCTTTCATATGCGTTGAACTATATCAGTGGCGGCGGCAAATACGGCATCGGTTTGGTTAGCCCAACAGCGGATCAGCTTGATTATTTGATGGGTCAATATGCTGGTGGTGTTGGACGTGAGGTTATGAAGACCGTAGACTTAGCATCTGCACCATTTAAGAATGAGCCAATTCCATCTTATAGAATTCCTATTGTTGGAAAGTTTTATGGTGAATCAAAATCAGATGCGGCCGTTCAGGATAAGTTTTATAAGAATATTATCAAAATGTCTGAGTACGAAGGTATTATCAAACGTATGGAAACAAACAATGCTGATCCTGAAATGTTCTTTATTAAACATCCTAAAGCTAGATTTTATGATGATGCCAATAAGTATGAGAATGAAGTCAGGAAACTTTCTATTGAAAGAAGGCAATTGATTATGAACAAGGCAAGTAAAGAAGAGCTAAAGGATAATCAAATGCAAAAGATTGAATTGATGAAAGAATTTAATCAGCAAGTTAGATAACAACAATAAGTTCTTTTTGGAAGAGTTCACCAATAGTTTTGCGATGAGCGTTTTCCCAAAGTTCTTTTCTCATCTCCTTGGTAAGATTAGCGCCCTGGTCTATGGCGCTGTGGCAAGTAAAGCATAAGGCCGCGACACGGAAATCGTGAGCCTTTATGCCGCGTCCTTTGCCATCTCTAAGCTGATTGGAATGTGCGGCCACTACAGTGCCGTCCTCACGCCCACATTGCTGGCAAGGGAGCTCACGGCAAGCCTCCAGTAGTTTCTTATTCCTGTACATTCTTTTTCCTTTTCTTGAGGGCAACTATGCCTTCTTCTGGCGGGTCTAGTTCATCGAGCAGGGCATCGGCAAGCCTAATGCATCTGCGTGCAACAAGTTGCACTTCCTTGTTAGAGAACTCTTCATTGTCGCTGGGTGAATAGTAGGCCAGTCTGCTGAGGGCAAACATGGCCGCTAGTGCTCTAAAGTTTTCGCGGTCTTCCATTAGTGCCCCTTATCTTTAACCATCGCCAAAGTATCTTTGTAGACGTTTTGGATAAGGCTCATAGCATCTTCTTCGGGCACGCCCATATGGATGCCAGTCGTAGCAAATAACCCAGCAAAGGCCAGGAAAGCCTCTACTGGATCGTTTTCTAGGACTTCCTCCAAAGACCGCGCGACAAGGTGTCCAATTTGTTGTGCTTTCATAAGTCTAGCTCCGCTATTTGTCGCATGATGAGCTCGTTGAGCTTGCAACCTTTGATGGATATATCTTGAAGGTCTTTGGACTTTTTAACAACTTTGATTGCATCTCTGATACCTTTGGAGTAGCCAGATTTGTATTCGTCTTTGCCGTCAATAATCATACAGATAGCATCTCGCACCATGCTGGAGGCTAGTCTTTGCTTGGCTAGTTCCTTTATTTTGTCGTAGTATTCTTCGGGAAGATACACGCTGTACGGTATCATTTTGTCGCTCATTCTTTCCTCCAATGCTCAAAGCTTTCGCGTAAGCGGTTAAACAAGTTGCGGGCGCTCTCATTGGTCTTAAGTTCTTTCCTAGACTCAATATCAAGATAAGAACAAAGCCAGTCTGTACAGGCGGCCTCATTCTGCTCAAATAGCCATTCCTTGCGGTGTAGCCATGCCCAGAACTCTTTATCTCGGCATAGCATTCCTGCTATCTTTACTGCCATGTCTCCTGGGAATTGGTCTTCTCTTTCCATCGGCATTTCGTTGTCCCCCAGTCGGACCATGACAACCACATAACGAGAGCCGATAAAGTCTCGCATAAGGTCATCACTGATCTCGTCTGGGTGGATGGCTAGAGTAAGAACATATCCTTCTTTTGATTGCTTCAAGGCGGTTTTAATTGCCTCGAACTGGATTGGTTCGCTCAAGTTTTTTCTCCAAATAATTAATAACGGCTTGCTGATCTAACACAATCTTCTCTAAATTGTGTATATCGTCAGCCATAGAAAGCATTGCTTCCCTGAGATTCTCAATCGTCCCAGGGGTCGTTGGCTTTGAAGTTGTTTTCTTTTTTCTCATAAGTATTTACTTTTAATGAAACCATGTGATTGCCTTCCTTGTCCTTTTTCTTCCAACCGTCAAGTTTGATTTTGACTTCTACATTCTCGCAGTTGTTAAGCATATGGAGCAAAAGTTCCTTGTCGATTTCAATGTAGCCGTTGAAGTGCGGTGACTTCTCGTTGTACATTTTTTTGGCGCTGAACAATACGCCAGTATTTGGATAATCTACGCTCATTTGAACGATTCCTTTCTAATCTTAAATACATCTAACAATTTTGCATACTCAGTGGGATATTCGGTCTTTAAACGCTCATACTGGGCTTTGTTGACCTGGTAGATATGTTGCACGTCCTCTACGCTCTGGGTGAGCCCTATCACAAGCCTGGTGGCTTCTATGACTGATTTATCCCAAGACACGCCTTCTTTTTCTACAACTCTGATCTGCCAATCCATCATTGGGTCTTCGGATAGGGTCATCTTTACACCAGGAATGTCGGTGTTTACGCGTACAGTTGGCTTTGGATTCTCAACTTTGTAGGGTTTCTTTTCGGCTTTGGGTGCAACTTGTTGCACTTCGCGGGGGGTTTCGGCGGGCGGTAGGGCATCAACCTGGTCGTTTTCGGTAAGCTCTAAGGCCATCAACCAGAGGTAGCGCCGAAGATAAGTATGGGTACTGCCCAGGTCTTGAATTGGCTGTCCTTTAGGGTTGTGAGCCATGACTGTGGGTGTAAAGAATGTGATCTGATCACCAGAATCTACATCATGAATGCGTAGCGTAGCAGACGAATCGTCTAGGCTAAAGATTCCGCATAAGCCTGCAATCCTAAATACATCGTGGGCGGTGGGTAAAAAGTCTCCCAATTCGAAATATTCGTAACCAGCAAATTTATTCTTGCCTGATTTTTTGAGGGGCATAGTGGCCATTACAGCTCTAGCTTCCTGTAGTTTCTTAAATACTGTCATTTTCTTTCTCCATTTTTAGGCTTGACATAAGTTCCTTGTTTTGCTGAATCCCAAAATAAAACCCCCTTCATCATCCGCTTGGCAACTGCTTTGCTAAGCTTTCGGCGGTTTCTGTACTGCTCTTGGTTCTCGAACGAATAACGTTCTGGTGTGTGTACCATCTCCATTATTTCTTCTCCAATAACTCTGTTAGTTTTACAATTTTTGTTTCTAAAAACCCAATAATTCCTCGTTGCTCATATAGAAGTTCTACGTTTGCTTTCCCTTTTTCAACTGCCTTGTTGTATTCAATTTTTAAATTGCTGTAATCAACTAAAAGATTGTTATACCCAGTAGCTAATTCTTCTTTTTCAGCACGCATTTCACGATACGCCTTTGGATAATCAATTTTTACTCTTCCCATAATTACTCCTTATTTTCTAAGTATTTCTGATATTGGTCGCAAAATTTATTGACTGAGCAATAATTCTCGCAACGGCTTCTCTCTCCTGGTCGAATAACAATGTTAACGACTCCCTTTACAGTTTTCAGGGCTTCTTGAGCCTCTGCTTCTGTATCATGCACGCTTGTGGCGCGCTTGTTTCCTTCTTTCATAACGGCATATGTGGTTGGTTTTTCCCACATTTGTTCAGGCGTACATTCAGGTAATGTGCCGTAAAGTTCGTAATCTAGTTTCGAGTTTGAATGTTCTTTAATGTGATTTAGAATAAAAGTCTCTCTATCCTCAAATGGCCATAGATTGATCGGTATGATCTTTATCGGGGCTTGCGGGTATCCTTCTTTGGTTTGGGAATCTCTTCTGCTCCAGTCTCGTATCAGTGCAACAATTTGCAGGTTTCTTACTGGAACGCCTTTTACTTTCTCAACAAGCCACGCATAGATGTTGAGCTGGTATTCCCAGTCTATCTTTTCGTTCATGACACCCCAAACGCCCGTAGTTTTATAGTCTTGGATCGTTACAGAACCATCTGCGTGGACGATTTGCATATCAATCGCACCAGATATAACCCAACCTTGCAGGTTTACAAACAGTCTTTCCTCGCTAATGTCGTTTTCACCGCGCCCCTTCTCAAGAACGTGGTGGATTGCTGTTCCTACAATAGAATAATAGTTGTCAGCAACATCTATTTCTATTTCGTCAAAGTGTTTCTTTCTCAACTGTACAATGCGCGGGCTGTTGAGCATCTCTGTTGCAGATATATCGGCTTTGCCCTTGGAGTAACCGTCCAGCTTCACCATGTTGACGAATACTTCGGGCAACTCATGTTTATTTGTTATGATCAATTGCTTTCTCCTTTTGTGTTTGGCAACACATTATAACCACATTAATTCATGTCTTGCAAGGATATTTATGGCAACATCACCAACTCAGTTAAGCCTTAAGCATATGAGGGATAGGGGATACTATGCGGAGGTGGTTGAGAGATACAACTTTTTTACTAAGAGAAAGAATGATTTTGCTGGATTTATAGACATATTGTGTTTAAAAGACGGTGTTATGGGTGTGCAAACGACTTCGTATAACAATGTTAGCGCCCGCATAAAAAAGATTTTAGAGCACGAAAATTATCAAATTGTTCTTGAATCTGGGATAAAAATAGAGGTACATGGCTGGCACAAGGTAAAAAACCGTTGGCAAGTTCGTATAGTTGAGTTATGATTACGCCTGTATTTCTGTAGTTGCTCCTTTTATCCCGATCTGGTGTCGGGATTTTTTTTGTGTATACTTTATCCGTGGGGTTGTAATACGGGTTAGCGCCGTATACTGTCAACGTAAAAGTTGGAGAATGGTACAAATCACTGCTTTATGTGAGCATCCCCACACCAAGAAGGATGAGGATTGAAGCGATGCGTAGCTGTCGGACGCGTTCCGTCTTTAAGTGCAGTCCTCATTCTTGTTGGTGGTAATACGGGTTAGCGCCGTATGTAAACTTCTATAGGTTTATGGAACATATCCACTGCTTTATGTGAACCACCAACAACTACTACAAATATTTTTACTTAGGGTTGACGCACCCTGAAATTGTTTGCTATACTAAAACCGTTGCAGTCGTGTGCAATGATTGAAGCCACTTCAGAAAGTATCTTGCCTCCATTTTGGGGGACACGACCAAGGTACTTTGCTTAAGTGGCTTTTTTTATTTGTTATACACATTTGTCCGCATCCGTACTCCGCACGTTAGCAAGAACCTAAATGGGTTGCGCGGAATAGAACATACGGCCATCACACACCCGATGGATAACCGTCCTAGCCTGTTAGCGAGGGACTAGAAAAGATACAGTGAAAGCGGTGGGACAAGCGCTGTATCGAGTGAATCGCTACCACAATGGTATCCTGGGCTATCTCTATATGAGCTATGCTGGGGAGGGGAGGAACAGCCAGGCTATCCACCCTTGGGGGAACTTTTTAGATTATTAATATCACACATGACTTGACAGTGAACATAAGTCATGTATACTGGGGGTGCAACAAGTTGCACTTATAAGGAGGATGATAATGAAAGAAATGCAGGATTTACTAAAAGCAAGAATAGCAAAGTTAAAGCGGGATTACGAAAGCAAAGGCAAGCTGGAGTATTTAATCCGAATAAAGGAAGACAGGGCGATACTCCAATACATAAGGAAAAACTATGGAAATAATTAGCGTTGAGGATAAGCATTACCTGAAAGGGTTTGAGGACGGATGTGAGTTTATTTGTGCTGAGATAGAGAGATGGGGCAAGGAGCACAACTTATATGTACTGGACGTATTGCATCATTTAAGAGGAAATAACAATGTTAACGACAAAGACGGGAATTAAGATAGGGTGTAGGTACGACCCTTGGTATAACTATCATAGTGAAGACCAGGACTGGATTAAATACTTAATAAATTGGGGGTGGTATGACTAAAGAAGAAATAATTGAGATGGCTAGACAAGCAGGACTTCATATTGCAACCGATGTAAATTGGATGCCGATTATTGGGTTTGAATATGCTGAAAAGTTTGCCAAACTGGTAGCAGAAAAAGAACGTGAGAAGTTTTGCGCTGTACTTCGGCAATTACATGATTCATATTCATTGACAAGCGATTCAAACGCCATCAGAGCAAGGGGACAAGAATGAATGAACCAGCATTTCCAAACGAAGGTTTTAATGGGTGGGGCGAACCATTTAAAGGTATGACTTTGCGTGATTACTTTGCGGCAAAGGCTATGCAAGCAATTATTGGTAGAGAAGACAACAGATTTACAACAACTCTTGAGTTTGTGGGTGGTAAGGCTTACCAGTATGCAGATGCAATGATGAAAGCAAGGGGACAAGAATGACTAAAAAAGAGCATGTGGCATATTTCAATCCGCAAGAAGGCGGTTTTTATTGGGCAAAGCCAACAAAGGTTGAAGCACCAGTATCAGTCAATGTTGAGCCATTGCCTCTTTACACAACACCACAACAAGGATGCGCTGAATGTGGAGTTGGCGGTGGTTATGCGTTGTATTGCTTACCATGTGTTGAAAAGTTTGTCGGTAATAAAGAATGGGTAGGGTTGACTACTAACCAAATGATGGCAATAGCAGAGTGGCAGATAAGTGCCCATAGACCTTTGATTGACGTTATAAAAGCGGTGGAGCAGGCATTAAAGGAGAAGAACACATGAATGAAAAACTAATGGTCGATAGAGCTTGTTTCGAGCGTGGGTGCATGGGACTTCCTAATCCGCACGAGAGACTGATTAAAGAAGATGAGGTTGTGTGGTTGGTGGAGGGGAGAGAGTGGGTAGGGTTAACTGAGGAAGAGTTAATAGTTATAAAAGGAAAAAATTGTCCTGAAATTGATTGGAGCGCAAGGCATGGAGTTCCGTTAAATAACGGGGAACAAAACGCTTGGTTGTTTACTTGGTTTATGGCTTTTGCTAAAGAAATAGAAGCTAAATTAAAGGAGAAAAACACATGAATCTGCCAAGCCACAAAGCGGGGTTGTACTTAACACACAACCGGCATAAAGACTACTACGAATTAATTCAAGACCACATTAATGAATATCCCAGCATAGATGCGGATGACTTTGTTTCCCCCGAAGACATGCAAAAGTGCATAGACACTGACGAACTTTGGGAGTTGCAGTGGTATCCCGAAACGCCTATTGGCTTTCATAAAGTAAACGGTTCATCACTTGAGATTGTCTTGAAGCGGGCAATGGAGATTGATGCTCAACTAAAGGAAAAGAATACATGATTGAATACGACTTTGAGGGATATGCCAAGTCTAAAATTGATAAAGGATTAGGCTATTTGGAAGGTTTTAGTAAAGGCTATCACCAAGCTAAATCAGAATGGGTAGGTTTAACAAGGTCTGAAGTTTTGGACATAGTAGATAGCACTACCCATCCATTAGAGTTTTATCGGTCAATAGAGGCTAAATTAAAGGAGCGCAACACATGAATGTAGAAATTGAATTTTTAGAATGGGTACACCCAAGAGCAGGGGTTACTAAAGTAGAGGTTGAGGGTGGTAAACCTTTAATATTGAAAGCCAAAATCAATATGCCAGAAGAAAAACCAAAGCGTTGGAATACATGGTATGACCTGACAGATGAGGAGATAAACGATATTCCTTTTATCAGTGTTACTTTAGCCCAATACGCCCGCCTGGTTGAGCGCAAACTGAAGGAGAAAAATAGTGAATGAGATAATGGATTGGTTATTGCTAATTGGTACATTGGGTGTCGGGGCGATCTGGATTCTGGCCATTTTTTGTTACATCATAATGATATTAGGGGGTTACGATGATTAAGGCATTTCCAAGCGTTATTTCAATCCATAATGGACGGCAAGAGCATTCAGGTATGGATTTAAGGGATTGGTTTGCAGGGTTAGCTATACAAGGTTTGGCTATGGAATCAATTGCTTTTCAAGGTTTGGGAGTAAAACAAGGAGTTCAGTTTGCATATGAAATAGCAGATGAAATGATGAAAGCAAGGGAACAACATGACAGGATGGAGGAAGAAGCAAGTGTTCCAAAAGATTAACACTTATGAGGCAAGGGAACTAGGTGTACATACGGGCAAACTAGATGAGCGGTTCAAGCCCGCGTGGATGTGTACGGAGTGCAAACGGATATTCTTTACAAGAGAAGAAACAGAATTACATAAACATACAACAAGGGAAGAAGAATGAAAATTAATATTGAGAAAATCAGGATTGATGGAGATACACAATCACGGGTAAAAATTCACGATAACATTGTTCAGGAGTACACAGAGAACCTTTTAAACAAAGTGGTAATGCCGCCAGTCAAAATATTCTTTGACGGCTTGGATAATTGGTTGGGTGATGGTTTTCACCGTTACCATGCTCACCGCAGAGCCAAGCTAACAGAAGTTGATTGTGACATTTCCAAGGGTACAAAGCGTGATGCCAAGATTTACTCTTGGAGTGCAAATTCGAATCATGGACTACGCAGAAGTAACGAAGACTTACGCAAAATCGTTATTGAAATATTAGAAGATGTTGAATTTAGCGACAAAAGTAATCGTGAGATTGCCAGGATGTGTAAGTGCTCAGACATGACGGTTGGTCGTGTTCGCAAAGAACTTGCTCTTGCAAAAGAAATGGGCAAAAAGTCAAAGAAAGTGCAACAAGTTGCACCCGACCCAGTTTACGAAGAACCGTTGGAAGACGAGACATTTAACGAGAAGCTAGAGGAGCTGGTTGTTGAAAATTCCGCATTGATGCAAGAGAATGTTAGGTTGCGTGATGCCATTGCAGTAGGTAGTTTGGATTTACCAGAAGAAGAAATAGCTGACGTACAAGAAACAATTAAGAGCTTGAGGCTGGATTTGGCAAAGTGTGAGAGTGATTTGCAAGCCATGACTTTATCTCGCAATGATTATCAGAAAAAATCGGCCGATGCTATTCAGCAAGTGCAATATTGGAAACGCAGGGCTGAAAAAGCAGAAAAATCCAAAAAATGAATCTATCGCTCAGACCCCACCAAATTGAGGTGGTTGACAAGATCAATCTCAATTTTGATCTGGGCATAGGCAGTCAATTGCTATATGCTCCTACAGGATTTGGCAAAACAGAGGTTGCCATCTCCTTGATGCAACAATATGCAAAGCAAAACAAGCGCGTTGCAATGATGATGGATAGGATTGTTTTGGTCAATCAGTCCAGCACAAGACTATCTCGCTACTCTATTCCGCATGGAGTGATGCAAGCAGACCACTGGCGGTACAACCCGACAGAAAATATTCAGATTTGCTCTGTTCAAACGTTAGAAAAGCGTTCTGATTTTCCTCACATTGATTATTTAATCATTGACGAATGCCACATCATGCGTATGAGTTTGGTTGTTTTTATCAAAGACAACCCAGCAATAAAGGTAATTGGGCTGACTGCTACACCATTTACCAAGGGATTGGGCGATATTTATGATGTGGTGGTTGGTGCAAAGCCTACGAAAGAACTCATCAAAGAAGGTTGGCTGACACCGTTAAAAATCTATATTGCCAAAGAAATTGACATGACTGGGGCAAAAAAAGTTGCGGGTGAATGGTCGCAAGATGAAGTTACTGCGCGTGGCATGAAGATTACTGGCGATATTGTTACCGAATGGAAGAATAAAACCAATGAAATATTCGGTAGACCAGTAAAGACGGTAGTATTTTGCTCAGGTGTGGCGCATGGGCGTGACTTGGAAAGGCAGTTTAACGAGCAAGGGTACAACTTTAAGTCCATTTCCTATATGGAAGATGGCGAATATAAGCGTGAAGTCATAGATGATTTCAGTAAGCCTGACACAAATATACATGGGTTGATTGCTACCGATATATTAACTCGTGGGTTTGATGTGCCAGACGTGTTGATGGGAGTAAGTGCAAGACCGTTTTCGAAGTCTTTTAGTTCGCACGTCCAACAAATGGGGCGCGTTATGCGTCCATCTCCAGGCAAAGAGTTTGGTGTTTGGTTGGATCACGGTGGAAATTATCTGCGTTTTAGGAAAGATTGGGATCAACTTTACGAAGAAGGAGTGACCGAGCTTGAAAGTGGCATAGAAGATAAAGCCAAAAAAGAGCCGACTGAGGACGAAAAGAAAGAAGCAAAGTGTGCCAGTTGTGGAGCTTTGTGGATCATGGGAAGCAACATTTGCTACTCCTGCGGGTATGAAAAACCGTTGCGTGGCATAGCCATAGTGCCAGGTGAGCTACAAGAATTGTTTACCGATGGCGCTGATAAAACCCAAAACAATCAACAGTTTTACTCCGAACTTTTATACTATGCAAGGATGCGAAACTTCAAAGATGGTTGGGCGGCACACAAATACAAAGAGAAATTTGGTGTATTTCCAAGGGGGCTGAGTGCTAATCCAAGTCCAGTTACGCAGAAAACGGTTAGCTGGATTCGTTCAAGAAACATTGCATGGGCAAAGAGTAGAAACAAATGAGCTTTACAGATTTTGCATACCAATATGGATTGGTGATTGATAATTTAGTAATTGGCAGATGGGCAAGAGTTAAGACGTTAGACAAGCCAAATAAGACCAATGGCGCATACATTTTTGATGGTTGTAGTGGTGCAGTCATTAACTTTGCAACAATGGAGCTTCATGCCCCTTACAAGTCCGATAAGCCACTTTTGGTTGATCGTGAACGTATAAAGAAGGCTAATGAAGATAAATTGGAAAAGCGTGCGAAAGCGTGCGAAAAGGCTGAATACATCCTTAAAAGCGCCAAGAAAGCCAAGCATCCATATTTAATCAGGAAAGGATTTGATGAAAATGGTTGGGTGTGGAAGGAAATGTTGATTGTTCCAATGCGGGTTGATGGCAAATTGGTTGGTTGTCAAATGATAAATGCGGATGGAACTAAGAAGTTTTTGTCGGGGCAATTGACAAAGGGTGCGAGCTTGGTGATGGATGAAAAGGGCAAAGATGTGTTGGTGGAAGGGTATGCAACTGGGTTGTCTGTGAGAAGGGCACTTCGGTTGCTTGGCGTGCCATTTAAGATACACGTTTGTTTTAGTGCGTCCAATATGCTTGAGATAGCAAAGAATGCCGTAAATCCGTTGGTTGTGGCCGATAATGACCCAGTTGGGGTGCGCACCGCCAAAAAAATAGCCTCTCGTTACTGGGTAGGAGAGGCTAATGAGGATTTCAACGATTACGAGTTAAGACTTGGAACTCCTCTTGCTAGTCTTGGTCTTAAAATGTACTGGGAATAACCATTTTGTCTTTATGGGTGCAACTTGTTGCACTTTGCATTGGTTGCAGTCTAGTTTTTGGCATACTCCCAGTTCCTCACACCGGGTGTACTTCATGCCATTTCCTTTAAGTTAATAGTTGGGATTTCTTCAGTTGAGAAATAAAATTGATCCATGTCTTTGTACAGACAAATAAAATCATCATCTATCCCAATGATTCGTCCATCTTTTAGGTGGATTAGGTGAATTCCTGGATATTCGTAATTGATTTCTTGAATCATTCCTTGATCTATTTTCATTTTGCATCCTTTATTTGATTTCTATCATGCCGTTTCCCTTGCGTTGATGTCAACCCTGTCGGATAGTTCGTCAACTATATCTACTTCAGCGAGTTTACTTTCCTCGCATTTGTAAATGTAAACTGGTTTGGTTATATCGTCCACTTGTAAAAGTTTACGGATTAAATCTGCTACTGTCATGCTAAATCCCTTTCAATCATTTCTTTTTTAAGCTTTTCATCACTCCAAGAGTTGTAACCCTCAAATCCATTATTTAAGGTTTCATATAAATAAGCTTTTAGATCGTTTTTGTTGTTCCAGTCATCAATATCATCTTCAATCAGCAAATCTATCATTTTTTTGCGCGTAACAGTCTCTAGCTTTTCTATTTCTTCAATTTCCATTATTGAATAATCGCTAATTAATCTCTGCATATCGGCAAACGCGATAGCATCTTCGTTACTATCAAATATGCCCAAAGCCCTAAAGCCATCAACTGGGTTGCCTGTAATTATTGTGTATTTCATTTTGGAATCCTTTCGTCAATTACATATTCAATTGCATACTCAACCGAATACCATGTTGTGCCGATTTCAGCGTCATGCGCGTCAGCCATTACATTTAAAACGCGGATTTTCTCATCATCGGTCAGAACAATATCCATGTTTTCGCAAACCATTGAAACATCATCTGTGCCCCACTGAATTTGCATCACCCAATTTCCGTCCTCATTTTGTATAACTTTAGCCATTTTCTTCACCTTTATTTAATTCTTCCTCTATCCATGCCATTTGGGTACATATCTCATTCCATTCTTCGTCATATTCTGCTTGCCCTTCAGGGATACAGGTTTCCCTGTACCCCTCTAAGGCATTCCAGATTGACGTTAAATCAATCTCGGCCATAGGTTATCCTTTGTAAGATGCCCAATCAAGCGGGCGGTAGTTTGCGTAGTTTCGAATCGGTGTGTTCTCTTGGTAAATTGATTCGTATTTAAATTGCTTGCCCGCCATAGCCATTGCTCTAGCAAAAATTGCATAGTCGCAATCCTCTTCCAAGTAAACAAACGGGGTATCCAGTCGAGTTTTGATATACGAATAATGACTGATGGCACTTGCGACTCCTAAGTCGATCAATTCTCTTAGTGGAACTTCTAACCAAGCGTGGCCTGGGTCTTCAAAAAATTTGTAAGTTTGCATTTGTATTTCCTTTGTAGTTGATTAAGACCCTATCGCTAGGGTTTCGCCCAATCAGGGCTCGTCAGTTAATCTCTTTGCCTAGGTCTTTGGCCAGTTGCACCAAGATTTCTTTTCTTGTGCCCTTGTAGCCCATTTTCTTAAGAATCTTCAAAATAGACGTGTGACGGTTTACTTTCATGCCCGCAATCTCAAGTTTTAGTCCTTGATAAAGCGTCAACATCCTGAAGTGCTCAATCTGGTCGGGTGTTGTTAATATCATTTCAATACTCACTTGGCAACATCATGACCACAAAATCACCTTTTTGCATAAAAAATTTGTACTCTCCGTCAGGGCAATCGGTGTAGCTAATTTTCTTAAGAAATATTTGTTCTTCGTCACCGTCCTCTGCAATGATCGTAGCCTTACTATCGAGTGCAACAAGTTGCACCGTCATAAAATCATCAATCAAAGGCACAATCTCGCTTGCTACTATGTCAGTAAACCAGTAAGCGCCCGCTTGGTCAATAAAGTATTTCACCCCATCCGTGATTCTCATGCTTGAGAAGATAGACGGCTTGTAATACCGTGTTGTGCCGATAAATTGGCCTAGTTCGCTTGCTAAATCTCTTGTAGTTTCCATTGTTATTTCCTTGTAGTTAATCTAAGACGGCCTCTCGACCGTTTCGGCCTTACGGCCTCGTCAGTTAGATAGTTTGATGGATATGTCGCAGTCTTTGAGTTTGTTAGTCCTCAAGTATTGCTTTGCCCAATACTGCGCTCCCTCGAAAGTGTTGAAACGCTCCTCGCTTAACACTGTTTCGACTTGAATGATTTTGACTAGCCACATCATTGCTCATTCTCCTTTGGTGCAAACTTTTCAAATAAATCTGAAAAGGCCACAACAATTTTTATAGCGTTTTTGGCATCAGCTTTGTAAAAGGCTTGTGCAATTGCGTATGCAAAACCGCCACCGCTCTTTTCCATGTTTTGTGCGCAAAGCAAGTAGTAGTCTCTGTCGTGTAGCATGGTGATCTCCTATATTGATAAGACAAGTAAATAGACCGTGCGTCCAATTGAGCAGTTACACATCTCATTGAGATACCAAAATGTATATCTCAGTCCAAATGCTTTTATGTAGGCCTTGATCTGTAATGGGTCTTGTAAAACTGTTGTTAACATTTGTATTTCCTTTATTAAAGAACTTCAGTGACTGCTTCCAAAATACTCATTTGATCTACTGCCAAATGACCGATCAAGTGCATGATGTCCAACTGCTCACCAATCACAATGCACTTTTTATCTTCGATTGTTTTACTAACAATAAACTCTTTGAACCTGAATCCACTAATTTTTAATCTCATGTCATCAACACTCAATTTAAATTTTGCTTTTAATATCATTTGTATTCCTTGTAGTTGCATAAGACCCCTTTCGGGGTTTCGACTATTGAAGTCTCATCAGTTATGCTCAGAATGCGGTGCTACGAATCTCCTGTGCGTATTCGAACCGCAATTTGACCGTCTTGGATAGTTCTTTGAATGCCTTTGTGGGGTTGCCCTCAATGTAGTATTCAAGAATGTCGCCATCGTCCCATGCTTCACAAACTTCGTCCCAACCGCCTTTGTCGTAATGTTCCATTGCATAAGCCCGCATAAACCGAATGAAATCAGGCTCAGTCATATTTATTGCTAACATCATTTAATTCTCCTTATTTGTTTAAGACGGCCTTTCGACCGTTTCGCCTACTAAAGGCTCATCAGTTAAACTTGATTGAAGCCCATCATCTGCACCCAAGCGTTTAGGTTGGAACGTGTCTTGAAGCAAACAAACCCAATATCATTCTTGGAACAATCCGAAGATCCATCTATCTCCCAAACTTTGCAACCTGCAGGATATTGGTATACGGTCGTGCGGGTATAGTTTGTCGGCACTAAGTATTTTTTCCCTGTGTACTTATCAGCAAATAATTTGAACATCTGTTTACTCCCTGTGTGTATGTTTATTAAATTTAACGGCTTCTCTATCTATACGTGGAAGAATCGTGCCAAGTCAGAGTTGTCCACATTTTCGGGTATGGTTATCCACATATGAAAACCCTATGTAAACTAATCGGTTACAGTTTTTGTACATCTAAAGTATCAATGTGTATAACTATTTGAGTTATCCCGCCCTGTTGATAAGGTGTGTACATCCTGTTTATAATGGTTATTGATATATACTCACGAACTGGTGCAACAAGTTGCAGAGGAGACGACATGACCGCAGAGAACAAGAAGACCGTCAAGAGAATGACAAGGGCGCAGATAAAAGAGACGCTAGACAAGACACCAATAGAGACAATCCTAGGGACAAAACAACCGCTTACCAACAAACAAAGAGAATTCGCCCGCAAAGTAGCACTAGGCACTATGAGTAAAAGACAATCCTACAAAGAGACATACAACGTCACCAGTGAGCATTCACTCAATAGTAATCCATATGTAATGATGAGAGATGCAAGAATCCAACGAGAGGTCGAAGCCTACAAGCTAGCAATGGAAGCAGAAAAACAGCGAGAACCTGCTCAACTAAAGGCATTGCTCGTACAACAGTTGGTGCAACACTCACTCGATACTGAGTTTCCACCTGCACAAAGGATGAAAGCATTGGAACTCATAGGTAAGCTATATGAAGTGGGCGCATTCGTTGAGCTAAAGGAAACGACCGTCATCAACAAGAAGTCTGAGGACATCAAGGCTCAACTGATAGAACGTATCAAAGAAGTAATAGACGTAGAGGCCAAGCCGTCTCGAACTGGCGCACGAAGTCTCCAAGACGAGATAGATAACACAGACGCAACAGACACGCACGCACTCGCAGACACGCACGCACAAAGCGCAGACGCAAATCCCGCACTCGCAGACCCCACCGCACCCGCACCCCGCGCGCTCGCAGGCCCGCGTGGGACTTCCTAACGCATACTATTCCATACAAACGATTCCGCAAAAAAAGTAATTGATATGAGAAATTGTTTTTCCCAAGCTCAAAATAAAAAGGTGGGGGGGGTATATTTTTTAAAAAAACAAGTGCAACTTGTTGCACCCCTATCGTAAGTGGTTGATTTATATGAAGAAAAAATACGAATACAGCAAAAGTATGTTGGATAGGATGAGGATAGTGGGTAAGAGTTATGAGCAGTGTATGGAGATGGAGATGACGCCGAAGGAGAGGAATATATTTATAGTGGTTGATGAGTGGTGGAAGGAGTTTGGGTATGGGCCGACTATAGATGACATTATGAGGAATAGTGGGGATAAGGGGCGGGGGAATGTATCTAGGGTTATTAAGAATCTTTGTGAGTTGGGGGCGTTAAAGAAATTGCCTGGGAAGGATAGGAGTGTTCGGCCTGCTTATATTAACTTTAGGAGTATTGAATGAGGGATCAAGATATTATTGATGCTATCTCTAAGATGCCAGATGATATGGCTGATGAGATGTTTCAGATGTTTGAGGTTTATAAAAAGAGTCTGACGGTTGAGCGGGCGGCAGATGACTTTATGATGTTTGTTAATGAGATGTGGCCTGGGTTTATACACGGTCGGCATCATGAGTTAATGGCTGAGAAGTTTGAACAGATAGCCAGGGGGGAGATAAAGCGGTTGATTATTAATATGCCGCCTCGGCATACCAAGAGTGAGTTTGCGAGTTATCTTTTGCCTGCGTGGTATTTGGGGAAGTTTCCTGGAAAAAAGATTATCCAAACATCTAACACGGCTGAGTTGGCGGTGGGGTTTGGTAGGAAGGTAAGGAACTTAGTTGCGAGTGAGCAGTACCATAGGATATTTCCTTTTGTTAATTTGCGGTCTGACTCTAAGGCGGCGGGGCGGTGGAGTACGAATAAGAATGGCGAATACTTTGCGATAGGTGTTGGAGGTACGGTGACGGGTAAGGGTGCGGACTTACTTATTATTGATGATCCGCATAGTGAGCAAGAAGCGGCGTTGGCGCAGGGTGACCCAACAGTGTTTGATAAGGTGTATGAGTGGTATACATCTGGACCGAGACAACGTCTTCAGCCTGGTGGGTCTATTGTTGTGGTGATGACGAGGTGGGCGAAGAAAGATTTGACGGGCAAGATTGTGCAGTCGATGATTGATCGGGACGGAGAGAAGTGGGACGTTATACAGTTGCCTGCGATTATGCCGAGTGGAAAACCGCTTTGGCCAGAGTTTTGGAGTTTGCCAGAGCTGGAGGCGTTGAAGTCTGAATTGCCTGCGAGTAAGTGGAATGCGCAGTATATGCAAAGCCCGACCAGTGAGGAGGGGGCGATTGTTAAGAGGGATTGGTGGAGGATATGGGAAGGGGAAGATATACCACCGTGCGAGTATATTATTCAGAGTTGGGATACGGCGTTTACGAAGAGTGAGAGGAGTGACTATTCTGCGTGTACGACATGGGGGATATTTTATTTAAATGAGAATGCGCGCGATCCCAATATTATTTTGCTTGATGCGTTTAAGAGGAGGATGGAATTTCCTGAGTTAAAGGAGATTGCTATGCGAGAATATAGGAACTGGGAACCAGACTCTTTTATTGTTGAGGCGAAGGCAAGTGGTGCGCCGTTGATATTTGAGTTGAGGGCTATGGGAATACCTGTACAAGAGTTTACGCCGAGCAGGGGAAATGATAAGATGGTGAGGATTAACTCTGTGTCTGATTTGTTTGCGAGCGGTAAGGTATGGGCTCCTGCAACAAGATGGGCTGATGAGTTAATTGAAGAGATGGCGGCGTTCCCTAATTCTGATCACGATGACTTGGTAGACTCGACTACGCAGGCATTGATTCGATTCAGAAAGGGAGGGTTTATATCTTTGGGTAGTGATGAACCAGATGAACCAATATATAGACGGCGCAGGTCTGCCGCTTATTACTAAGGATAAATATGAAACGTAGAATTTTTTTACAATCAATTGGTGCGGGCGCAATTACGCTGGCTGTGCCAGTTGTGCATTCTGGAACTGGATGGAGTGGCCCTACTTGCGCAAAAAGTTTGACCGAATGGATGGAGTCAAAATTTTATTGTGTTATGGGTGAACCATCAGCATTCATGGACTTGCCAAGGCATGATGCCAATAAGTTTTTCACAGACGCTTCTATGAAAGTTTTGGATCCCGCTGGAGATGCGCAAATAATTAGAATTTCATATGACACTTTGGCTTATGCGGTCGAAGGATATACAGCTAAAGAAGCCGAATCAATGTTGGCAAAACATTTCTACGAAGGGCTTAAAGAGTTGGACGAGGGGGATAGAAAGCAAATTGTGTGGAGAGTTAAACCACAATTTAAGTCTGACTATATTCGTGAATGGGGAGATACATATTTAACCGCCGAGGAATTGGAAGATAAAGCTTATAACAATGTAAGTAAAGATGATTTGAAAATACCAGAAAATGCCCAGTTTGATTTTGATACTAACAGTTATAGGTATGTAAAAAAATCTTATTATCTCCACAGAATTCGAATGAGATTGGCTATGCCAGAAGTAAATTTTGAGCAAATAGACAGTTATAAATTAGAAGGCAAAACAGCTAAAAGGATAAATAATGAGTATTGATAAAAGTTTATATCAAGCGCCCCAGGGTATTGAGAGTTTAGCTCAAGATGAGGAGCCATTAGAGATAGAGATTGTTGATCCAGAATCTGTTGGTATTAAGATGGATGGAATGGAGATAACGCTGGAGGAGGGGGAGGAAAGCGGCGAAGACTTTAATGCGAACCTTGCTGAAGAAATGCATCCAGGTGCGGTATCGTCTTTAGCATCAGAGTTAGATTTTGATATTACACAAGATATTGGTTCTAGGAAGGATTGGGAGAAAGCGTACTCTGAGGGGTTGAAGTTATTGGGTCTTCATATAGAAGATAGGACTGAACCTTGGGACGGCGCGTGCGGGGTGTTTCATCCATTGATTACTGAGGCGATTGTTAGGTTCCAAGCGGAGATGGTAACGGAGACATTCCCGACCGCTGGGCCTGTGCTGAGTAAGATTATTGGTAAAGAGACTCCTGAGATAAGAGAAAAGGCGATCAATGTTCAAGATGATATGAACTTTGAATTGACTGAGGAGATGAAGGAGTTTAGACCAGAGCATGAGAGGATGTTGTTCTCTTTGCCCGCGGTGGGTTCTACATTTAAGAAGACTTATTACGATCCAGGATTGGGTAGACCTGTGTCTATGTTTGTTCCAGCAGAAGATATTATTTTGCCGTATGGGACAACGGATATGGATACGGCGTACCGCGTTACCCATGTGATGCGTAAGACAAAAAATGATATTGTTAAATTACAACGCGCTGGATTTTATTTAGATATAGATTTGCCTGATCCACAGAATGATAAGAGTGAGATACAAAAGGGGAAAGATAAAGAGACTGGGTTTAATGATTTAAGCGATGAAAGATATACTCTGTATGAGTGTCACGTTGACTTAGACCTAGAGGGGTTTGAGGATGAGGACGATGATGGACCGACAGGGATTATGCTTCCCTATGTTGTTACTTTCATAAAGGGTACAAATGAAGTATTGTCGATTCGGAGGAACTGGAAGGAGGGCGATGATCTTAAACTTAAGCGCCAGCATTTCGTACACTACCAATACATCCCAGGATTTGGAGCTTACGGATTTGGACTCTTCCACCTCATTGGGGGATATGCAAAGTCGGCGACAAGCATTATGCGTCAACTGGTGGACGCGGGAACTTTATCTAACTTGCCTGGAGGTCTTAAGTCCAGAGGACTTCGGATTAAAGGTGATGATACACCCATTAGGCCAGGAGAGTTCAGAGATGTAGATTTAGCATCTGGAAACATTAGGGATAGTATTCTTCCGTTGCCTTATAAGGAGCCGAGTGCGGTATTGGCTGGATTGTTAGGTACGATTGTTGAGGAGGGCAGGAGGTTTGCCGCTACTGCTGATATGCAGATTAGCGATATGTCTGCCCAAGCTCCTGTTGGAACTACGCTGGCATTATTAGAGCGCCAGTTAAAAGTGTTAACGGCGGTGCAGGCTAGAACACATTTTAGTTTAAAGCAAGAGCTTAAGTTAATAAAGAATTTAATTCGAGACTATACAGACGAAGACTATACATATGATCCTGAATATGGGGGACGCAAGTCTAAGAAGGCTGATTATGATTTAGTTGATATTATTCCTGTTAGTGATCCTAATGCCGCTACCATGTCTCAACGCGTGGTGCAGTACCAAGCCGTTATACAAATGGCACAAATGGCTCCACAGATTTATGATCTGCCACAGCTACATCGTTCAATGCTTGATGTTTTGGGGATTAAAAATGCAGAAAAACTCGTTCCTTTGCCAGACGATCAGAAACCTACGGACCCTGTATCTGAAAACCAAGCGGCGCTTAAAGGCAAACCGCTAAAGGCATTTCAGTATCAGAACCACCAAGCGCACATCCAGATGCACCAAGGGTTATTGCAAGACCCGATGGTTGCGGCATCTATAGGGCAGAATCCGCAGGCTCAGCAGATACAAGCGGCACTACAGGCGCATATTGCCGAACACGTTGGATATATGTATAGACAACAAGTAGAGCAACAGTTGGGTATGGCAATGCCTAAAGAAGAGGAGAAGCTTGATCCTAAGATTGAGTACGCTATGTCAGACATGATGGCAAAAGCGGCGCAACAAGTATTACAGCAACACCAGGCGGCGGCGGCTCAGCAACAAGCGCAACAGCAAGCACAAGACCCGCTTATACAGTTACAGCAACAAGAGTTGCAGATTAGACAGCAAGAAGTTGCAATCAAACAGCAAAAGATGCAACAAGATATGCAGTTGGCACAGTCTAAGTTGCAGACAGATTCCACACTTGAGGCGGCACGTTTGGCGCTTGAGAAGGAAAAAGTTTCTGGTACTTTACAGTTGGGCGCTATGAAAATTGGTGCAGATATACAGCATCAAAAAGAAAATATCAAATCTCAAGAGATGCGTACTGGAACGCAAGTTGGGGTTGATATTGCGAAGACAAAATCTCAACAAGAACTTACGGCTCGCCAGGCCGCTTTAGAGCATGGCAGAGAGATGGAAGACAAGCGCATGGACGCTAGGAAGACAGCTCTTGAACACGGAGAAAACTCCGCAGACAGATTGCATACCATTCAAAAAGATCATCTTGACAGACAGCAAGAGAATCTTAGGATGGAGCAACAAGCACGGCAAGCCAAGCAAGCCGCCGAAAAACCAAAGGAGAAATCTAAATAATGATACAAGACTTCGCACGCGTATTGCGCGAATACATACGCAAAGACATGAACAACTACGCTGATGATCTCGCGGCGGGAGTATGCAAAAATTTTGACGAGTACCAAAAACTCTGTGGGGTGATCCAAGGTCTAGCCATTGCAGAGCGTTATGTTATTGATCTTGCGGAAAAGGTAGACAAAGATGAGTGATTTAATTCTTCCACCAGGCGTGCAAATGCCTGAACCCATCCAACCTATTGAGAGCCCAATAGAGGATGCAACAAACGAGCAAAAGGCTACAGCGCTTCCAGATCCAGCGGGTTACAAAATACTTTGCGGAGTACCCCAGGTATCCGATAAGTTAGATGGAACTGAGCTTGATTTGGTTAGACCTTCCCATTTCGCACAGCAAGAACAGAGCGCCACAACCGTTTTGTTTGTGTTGAAAGTAGGACCTGACGCATACCAAGATAAAGAAAGATACCCAAATGGACCCTGGTGCAAGCCTGGTGATTTTATTTTGACTCGGACTTATTCTGGTACGCGTTTCATGATCTTTGGCAAAGAGTTCAGGCTCATTAATGAAGATCAAGTAGATGCAGTTGTGCAAGACCCACGAGGTATTACCCGTGCTATGTAAAGGAAATATATGAACGACACATACAAATTTCCCGATGAGATTGAAAACAAAACGGACGTTGAGATTGAAGCGGACGGTGATGAGTTTGAAATTGAAATCGTGGATGACACACCCGAAAAAGACAGGGGCAGACAACCTTTAAACAAGGAAGTTGCAGACCCTACAGAAGATGAAATAGCAAGTTACTCTCAAAATGTTCAGTCCCGCATCAAGGAATTGACGCACGCTAGACACGATGAGCGTAGGAAAGCAGAGTCTATTGAGCGCGAAAGACAAGAGTTGGAAAGGCTTACTCAGCGCTTGATTGAAGAAAACAAGACTCTAAAAAACAACGTTAATGCTGGCCAGGAGATGATTGTTTCATCTGCCAAACAAAAGGCCGAAGCTGACCTGGTTTTGGCTCGTAAACAGTATAAGGAAGCACAAGAAGCCTATGATACTGATGCCATTATTGCGGCTCAAGAAGCATTGACAGAAGCCAAAATGCGCTTTGAACAGGTTAAGAATTACCGTCATACCCCTTTACAAAATGAAGACAATGAGGTACAAACTCAACCTAGACAGACTCAACAAGTTAGACCTGACGAAAAATCCCTGCGCTGGCAGGCAAAAAACCAGTGGTTTGGTTCTAATGGGTTTGAAGAAGTTACCAGTTATGCACTAGGACTGC